ATTAAACTCTTAAAAAACTTCTTAAAAGATGGACCAAAATTAACTTATGATGTTGCTAACGAAGAAGAAATAATTGTTGTTGAGGGCTTTTTGCGTTTTTTTACCTGAGTGTGAATTATTTTAGTTTGGTTGACTATTATAAAATGGTCTTCTTACTAACAAATTCACAGAGACTCTCAGTATCTGAAATTGAAAATATGTATCCATGGGAATATGAAATATATTTAAACATGTTACAAAGCCATCTCCAAGAAGAAAATCAAAACAAACAAGAACAATATAATTCTGATTTAATGAGATAATATGGATAAAAATAAAAAAGCAATGTTAGGAACAGATAGTAAAGAAAGTGCTATGAATAAAATTAAATTGTCTGCAGCACCAACAACACCAATACTGCCTACTGCAACACAACCAATTAATACTATTCCATCACTTTTAAATGCACCAAAATTACTTAATACAAAAAATCCATCAATTTTAAGTTCTCAGAAATTACTTAATCCAACTGCACCAGCTGCTTTTAAACCATCGGCTATTATGCCACAGGCTGCAATACCTCAAGCAGAAACTATTGAGAAATTAAAAGCTGATAAAAATAGACCAAAGGGAGTAGAGTTAATAAAAGCTTTGATTCCAAAAGCACCAACAGCTCCAATGATACAGGCACAAACCACAAAATTAAATGCAAAATCGTCAACAGCAGATAATATAAAAAATAATGAAGCTATGTTGGATGAAATGGATAAAAAAATTAAACAAATGACAGGAAAAAAACTTCAAAAAGATACACTGAAGATGTTACAGCCTGCTTTTGAAAATATTGCATCAACAGTAAACCAATCAAATAAAGACACAGGTTCAAAGGATTATGACAGTGAACATATTACAGTTCACAACTCACAGTCTTTGTTTAATCTTACTGCTAACCAGATTTCTGGTACACCATCATATAGAATAAAATAAGAAGAGCCCCCTTTCAGGGGCTCTCTTTAGTCTTGCTTACTCTTTAGAGACTTGAAGTAGTCCAGAGTATCGGTATCTTCCGATGGAATCTGTTCTACTGTCGAGTCATCCTCAACAGTCTTTTCGTTAGCCTCATCAAACTGTTCGCGGATATCATCCCCAACAGTCTTCTTGAAGCGATCCTTGACTTCATCGTATGACTTGAAGCCAGTAGGATTCACAAACTCAGCCAGAGCATACTGCTTCTTCCACAGAACCTCAAGCTTCTTGTCATCTCCACCAAACAATGGTGCTGGAGCTGAAAATTCACTTCTATCGTAGTTTACATAACCACCGACATTACGAATCTTGAGTTTGAAGTCTGCGCCTTCCCAGAAATTAAAGGGATCAACGGGAGTTTCATCCTTGAATTCAGGAGACATAAGTGCCTGAACCTTCTCAAAGATCTTTGTTCCATACTTGAAGAGAAATACCTTACCTTCATTTTCTGAATTTGATGGATCGCTGATGACCAAAATATTGCTGATGTAATTAAGCTTACGCTTACGTGATCGTGCAATGTCCTTGTCCTCCTCTAATCCACTGTTCCAGAGTTCAGTATTGGCTTCACACACTGGGCACTTTTCGCCAAATGTGGTACGGCAGTTTTCAATAAACCAGCCACCCTTGCCTTTGAAAGCGTGAGTATAAAGTTTAATGAATGGAACTTCTTCGGTCTCAATGGACGGAAGAAAACGAATTACAGCGTAACCATTCTTGGATGCATCGAGTCCTGGCTTCCAAAACCGATCATCCTTATAGCTTTCCTTACTATTCAGGCTGACCAACTTCTTGCTCAAGTCCTCGATAGAATTCTTACTACGCTTCTTAAAATCTGAAAACGATCCCATATAGTGACCTTTCTCTGGGGACTACCCAGACCATGAAAATTATCAAGGACCTACCTTGATTTGTTTATTCTATCATATTTAGGGTGAATGTCAACCATCAACCGGTAACTTTTTTCCTTTAACTGCTTTCATAAGATGCAATTCTTTTGCTTCTTCTTGAATTTTTTCAATTAAAGGTTTGGTTAAAAGTTTTCCAGCAGCACCTGGTTCAATATTCATTTCCTCTGCCAATTCCAACACACAATCCATATATGATAATTTTGTTTTTTGTACTCTTTCAAGTACTTTACTTGAAAATGTTAATTTTATATTTTCGTCTAGATACATATAGATATTATACCAGAATTTAAAAAAAATATCAATACTTATAATACCCTAAATATATGTGATTCGGAGTATCAATGGCAAATAATATTACAGTAAATATTGCATCAGGACTTACCGCCTCTCTTGCTACCAATGAAGTAGGAGGTAGTCATTTCCAGGTCTTTAAAATGGCCTATGGTAATACTGCCAGCTCTACAGTTGTCAGTAGTACTACCCCACTGCCTGTCATCCTATCAGCAGGCATTACTGCAAACATTGTTAATTTTACTACTCCTGTAATTGTACAGGGAAACAGCGCAGGAGGTCCTGTAACTGTTCAGGGGACTGTAAGTATCCTTGGGGTCAGCGGAGCTCCTATAGCGATCACTGGGGGTATTCCTCTCAGCTATACAAACTCTAGCATCAAGGTATATGGTTACGATGGTAACCCCTTTATTCGATCCGCTCTTGTTACTGTAGGCAACACAGCCATTGGCGTATCAGGCGATGCTCTTAAAGTTTATCTTCAAGATGTTAATATTACTGCTAGTATTAACCCAATCATCTACGTACAAAATTATGGGTCTACTTCTGCTCTGAGAGTTGAAGGTCTATCAGGTGGTGTATCACAAAATGTTACTGTAACTGGTACCGCTGGTATCAATGATACAAATATTCTAACTGGAATGACTGCCATCTATGGGTTGATGACTACCCTGAATGCAGCATTGATTTCAGCTGGTGCAGCCAGACCAGCAGTATTTACTGCAGGTAGAGTAACTGCTACAACTGGAGTTACTTACTTGCTGGCTTCGGGTTATACTTCCGGTAGTGGCGTAAATCTAAAAGCATCTTCTGCAAACACAGATTTAATCTATATTAATGCAGATGGTGCTGCAGTTAATGGATATGAACTTGATCCTGGTCAGAATGTTTTCTTAGATGTAATCAATCTCAATAAAATTTATATTCGTGCTAAGTCATCCACACAAATAATTTCATACATGGCTAGTTAAATATGGCTGTCCCACTAACAGTAGTAAAATCAACACAATCCTTTACTTTGGAATTTGTTGGGGCAACAGCAAATCCATGTTTAACTAAAGGTATAATTAACTCGAATCCAAATGTACTTGCTTCGGGAAATAGTTATTTCTTTAATTATTCTCACAGTAAAAATTCAAACGATTTAAAATTCTTAAAAATCTTTTTTGATACTATGACTGTTGGTAATACCTGTGCCTTTAATTCAGGTGTATATGTAAACATCGATACGGGTGCAAAGACAACTTGGTCTGGGCAATTTACACTACAAGGTAAAACCGGAGCATATAATGAATTTTTATATTTTTCTGGTTTAACTGGGACATCTGGGTTAGCAGGTGGCATATATGATGCAAACTTATTTACAGATGCAATTCAGTTTACCACAATCAATGGATCTACTGCAAATATTCTGTTGTCTAAGTTACCAAATAATGATCCATTAAACCTTAAGTACCTTGGTTTATACGGTAGTGATTTTGGTTATGAAGAATATGTAGAAGTCGAGAAGAGTACTTTAAACTCTGGACGTATTCCAGTTAAAAACTTTACTACCCTAAACAATGGATCAGAAGTTGTGTTCCTGTCACAGGAATCTACTATTACCAACGAAAATTTATATTTTCAGAATAGTTTAGTATATACTTATATGCGCGGTATTCCAACCATTGAAGCACTAAACTACGACGAAACTATTAATGGTGTTATTAGATATAACTACGTTGATCCAGGTGTATTTACTAGATTTATTGATTCTCAGAATAAAAAACAATTTCAGTTACGGTATCTAAATGGAGTAGATTATGATATTACAAAATCATGGTATCAAAATACAACTTTAAAAAGTTTAAATTTATCTACAATTACCCCAATCACCGCACCAATATCTTTAGAACTGTTAAAACTATATCACTTAACTTATAGAAATACAGTTGTAAATGATTTTGTTGCTTCAACAGATTTTCAGATACCACTACTATTATCTAATACATCTATAAATGAAATTTATGTCGATGAAATAGTAACAAATACATTAACAATTACAGCAGGGTCATTTGTTCGTGATATTAATTTTAAAATTGATTTATCAGATTCTAGAAATTATGGAACACGTATCAGTGCATTTGCTGACAGAAGTTGTTCAATTCCATTAACTGGCTTTACGTATTTACTTGGTACACCAGGAAGTGAAGGTGCTGCATTTATATTTGCTGGTACAGAAACTAAACTGAATACAAATATATTTCTCCAATTAGAACGAGAAACTACTTCTATACTAGAAATTATAATTTTAGTAAATTAAATAGCAACCCAAGCATAGTTATTACCGTCATAGTAATAAGAATAATATATACCATCCTTTACCCAGATTTGTCCAATTTCTGCATTTAACGGTGGGTTATCAGAATTAAAAATTTCAGTAGATCCAACAAAATTCCATGAATTTGTATTTTCTATTGGTGACAAAGAAACAGGTTCTTTGGCTGCGTATAATTTTCCCTGAAACATAACAACATCATTCGTGGAATACGTAGCCAAAGAACCATCAGATAGTTTCTTTTTATATTTGCCTTTAAACACGCAAATATTTATTAAAATTACTTGTTCACTTCAGTAACTTCATCTTGTTCAACAACAAGATTTGGATCAACCCAACGACCATAATATTCAATCATGTCTTCTGCAACATCAGTTGCAAACATGATTGCTGTGCTAGGAATCAAGGCACCTTCTTTGATTGTTGTGTACGGTAGCCAGTTTGCCAGACCTAGCTTATATTCTTGTAAATGAATAATTTGAGCAGGGTCTTCCATGTACCAATCAGAGTTTACCTTTTTGGCTTTTGCGATAACTTCTTCACCATTCATCATCTTAAAATACTTAATTTCCATTTGTAACCTTTCGTTAATTGTATTATATCACATCTTATTTAAATTGTCAACGTTTTTTATTTGCACACCCACAACCTGATTTTTTAGTTTGTTCTACAAATGCAGGCTTAGGTTTAAACAAAGAAATATGTCCTTCCATATGTTCGGCTGATATTTGATCAACATATTTTTGTTTAGATTTTATTTTAACTGCTTCTTCTTTATATCCATTTAAAATTTCATCCATATATGAAAATTTAGTAAATGTAATTGTGTAATAAGGAATTGTTAAAATTTTATTGAATTTTTTTCTTCTAGCCTCACAACCACAATTTCCTTTTGTAATATAAATTATAAATTTTTTAATGCCTGTTATAGATGTAAAATAATCTATTATATCACCAGAACCAATGCTATG